AACACCACCGTCTGTATACAAAAGAGAATTGAACGTACACCAGTTCGTCGTCGGCGTGTCGCTCAGAACGTCCGTGCCAGTGCCGGAGGTGCTGAAGTTATTGGCAGTCCAGTTAAAGGCAGTTCCACTTGGCTTATGGTCATGACCTAGCCCGTTTGTAGCCGTTGGATCAAACTTTAGATAAAACCCCTGGTTGTTATAGGTAATGCTCTGCGTTTTGGGATCTACTGGAATCCAGACCCCGTTTTCATCTGTCTTTGCAAACTTACCAATGGGCTCATTAATGTTGTCGCAGTATTGCGTTTCCGCTAAATACATGCTGGCGTAGTAGCCATTATAATTACCATATCTACCAATCGCAAGATCTTGACCAGAACGCCACAGCCAGCCTTCTGTCAGATCTGTTCCCGTGTAGACAAGGAGTCCATTTAAATAAATCTTGACTGTTCCACGGTTGCCTGTAGTAGCTGTGCCAGTAGCATAAATATGATACCAGGCACTATGGTCCCGTAAATACACCCCGGTATTAGCACTATTGACATAGTAGTCCCACCTTAGTTCTCCGGTAGATGTAATAACGAGACCAGAGTTATTGCCCCTTGTGTAAGCAATAAACTGATCTGTTCCTGGAGTGCCTAATTTCAACCATGTACTAAATGTCCAAGTGGTGCTTGCGCCTGGGGTTGGGTATGTTTTATACAAATAGGTTGAGTCTGGAGTATTAAACCGCAAGCTCTGGTTGATCTGGTACGCGCCAGCAGCTCCAGCCAGCAGCAGGTTGTCAATACTTCCAGGTACTGTCATTAGAGCGGCCCAATGTTGGTCAGGAGTTGGCAGACAATGCTGCTTGCGCTGCGAACTGAATACACCAGCACATCAACAGCGTTGGCTGTGGTCGTCAGTGTTGGCGTTGTCCCATTCACAAAGTCCCAGTTGGTGCCATAGGCCAAGGTGCGACTACCAGTGGCATCCTGCGTGATGAAGATTGCCCCCGATTGCCCAGCTGTCAGGTTAGTTGGATTAGCCAACGTATTAGAAGAGTTGGCGTTAAGGGTCAGGCTGACGTTATTTGCCGTAGCCATGTTTAACGTGATCGTGCCGCTTTGGTTGCCTAGCGCCGAAATTGATCCCCTTTGTGCTGCCGTAAAGGTTTGGACAGTATTTGTCTTGGCAGTGCTGGCATCAAAGGCTTGAACATCAGTGCCAATAGCAAGACCAAGATTGGCACGGGCAGATGTTGTGCTAGATGCTCCAGTGCCTCCGTCCGCGATTGCTAGGTCAGTAATGCCACTGACGGTTCCGCTGGTAATCGCGCCTACTGCTGGGGTGGTTTGACCTGCCACAAAGGTCACTGCGCCAGTAAGCGTTCCACCCGTCAGGTTCAGCTTCTCGTTGACCAGCTCCTGAATTGCCCCCTGCACATTGTTGGAAGCAATCGTGCCAAAGGGAGTGAATAAGATGCTGGCAGCATCACCAGGCACGTAAGCCGTCACCCAGACAGCGCCGGTGTAGACCCGCATGGCCGACAGCGCTGTGCTGAAGTACAGGTCACCAGCGGTCAGCGGATCGCCGTCGTTGTCCAGGATTGGATCAACGGCAAAGCTGCCTAGGTAGCGGTCATCAAACTGATCAAACGCTGCCAGTGCTGCAGCAGCAGAGTTAGCAGCAGCTGTTGCGCTGTTAGCGGCATTTACCTCGCTGTCCAGTGCATTTGTTTCACTGTCGGCAGCGTTGTCTTCGCTTGTGGCTGCGTTGGTGGCCGATGTGTTGGCAGCTGTAGCTGAGTTTGCAGCGGCTGTTGCGCTGTTGGCTGACGCTGTGGCGCTGTTTGCAGATGCAGTCGCGCTGTTAGCCGAAGCGGTAGCGCTGTTGGCTGCGTTAGTTGCCGACGTGCCAGCAGCGCTCGCGCTAGCAGCAGCAGCTGTTGCGGATGCACTGACTGCGCCGACGTTAGAGTCGACATACGTCTTTGTTGCTGCGTCATTGGCAGAAACGGGTGCGCCGATGTTGATGATGCGCTGGTTGCCAGCTGACGGCAAACCTGTAGCTGCGTCAATACTGACGGTTTGCTTCAAGCTGTCGTCCAGCTCCTGCTCCAGGAACAGGTGCTGCAGGTTGCTGGTGTCCAGGTCACTGGCTACCAGCGTGGACCCATCGACAAAGTCGACCAAGGGGGTGTTGGCCGGGGTGAACCGGCGTACCTCCACCCTGATGCCGTTTGCCGGTGCAGAGGCCAGCAGCACCGTGGTGTTGTTGACGTAGGTGTACGCCGTGTCAACGAAGTTGACGAAGACCTTGACGTGCTCCTTCTTGATGTACTGAAACGGGATGGCGTACTGGGTGGTAGCCCCGTTGCCGGTGTAGACGACGTAGGAGTAGGCCATCAGCGGTTCAGGTCAAGTAGTTCAAGATTGCCGCCAGCGTTGCCTCGGCTAGCCCCAGGTACACCGTACTGCCGGATGTAGTTGAGTTCATTCTGGCGACCCTGCAAGACCTTTTGAGCTTCCAGTATTTCAGCGCCTTTTGGCGTGGTGTACAGGAACTCCTGCTTGGCCAGCTCTTTGAAGCGGGCAATTTCTATTTGGATCAAAGCAGCGCGATGGCTAACAAACTGTCCAGAGGGCGGCTCAATGGGCAAAGCCTGGTAATCAGCCGAGTTGATCAGTGCATCGACCGCCTGGTGCCAGGTCCTGCCGGCTGGATCTTTGACACGGCCAAAGATCTGCACGTACTGGTCCAGCTCCGACGGTAGCAAGTACAGCTCAGTGCCAAAGTCCGACGCCCTGGGCCCGGCAAACATCGTGCCTTTGCCGTGCATGCTGGCCATTTCCTGCTGCACAGGGTCAGCCAGTGGCTGGCCAACCTTAAACGCGCTGTAGACAGGCACGTACTGCATCAGCGCGGCCATAAACGGTGCGTTTTCAGCCAGATCCCTGTTGCCAAACAGCGCTGGCATAACCACTGGTGGAGCGCCAGGTGCCGACCAATCCCTTACAGGCGGCAGGTCATACGACATGCCCGGCAGAGCGTTCTTAATTTCTTGCCAGGTTTCTTCCCAGAACCCGCCAAAGCCGCCTTCAAGGCTTGGCTCAACCCGGCGCTGGATTGGATCCACAGCCCGGCGCATTTCACGCAACGCAGAGCTGTGGGGCACCATGCTGGCAATGATGCGCTGCATGAAACGGCTGGCGGCACTGCGCTTGTTGGGGCCGGTAAAGACCTTGCTTGGGTCAAACGCCGCCTCATACAGCTCGTTAATGCCTTGGAAGTAGGTCTTGCTAAGCAGTCCTGCTGCCTGCACCTTCAACAGGTCAAACACCAGGGCAGCACCAGCGCGGTTGCGCTGCTCAGTAGTCATCATGCCGGCCATGTCGTTGTAGTCCGCTATGCCGCCAAACAGCGTGGTAAATGGTTCGAACGCCTTGAGGGAAATTGGCTCTCCCCAGGACATGGTTTCCTCGTCCCACATTTGGAAGCTATACGCCATGCCGCCGCGCTCCTTCATCCAGCGCTCGCGTTGCTGCGGGTCGATGGGCCCACCGCCGTTCATGCGGATGCTGCCCATGTTTGTCGCAACCCAAAGGGCTGTCATGGCAGTGCTACCCATAACCCATTCGCCTAAAGCACGCTGTCTAGTGGCAACGTCTCTGCTAGTTATGTCACGCCACCAGGTGTCGACAAACACTGCTGCAGGGCTATTGCGTGCAGCTGATTTGATGATGTTGCCGGGCACTCGCTGGAAGGGCTGGATAAACCGGAATACTGGGCCAACGACTTGCATGTTTGACAGATTTTCTAACAATGCACCTGGCAGAGATGCAAAACGGCCAGGCTGCAAAGGAATGTTGTATCGGCCAATAGGTATGCCGCCGTTAAGCATTGCGTCTGCCACCTTGTGAAGCAAGCGACCCTCGTCGACATACTTCTGCGCAAACTCCTGCAGCTCTTGGCCCTTGAGGCCTTGGGCCATGCCGATGTTGAATCCGTCGCCCATCGTCCTGGGCTCTAGGTCAGCCCAGATCTTGTCGGTGAAATTGACTGAGTCCATAAAGCGCTTGGCCTCTGGGCTGGTCATGGCTGCATCTGCCAGCGTCTCGCCCTTGTAGACAACGTCCTTGATGGCTTGATCTACGCGGGCATCGGCGTACTTGTAGGCGTAGTCGAACGCCTCCTTGCTGAATTTTTCAAAGCCAGCCTGCTGGGCCAGTTCCATGCCACGGGGCATGTGACGGAAAAACTCATAGGTGTGGCCAGCAAGCGAGCTGTTGAAGGCATCGACGGTCACTGCCATGCGTCCGCCAAGCGTGCCCAGGGTCTTCCAAAGCGCATTGGCAAACTGCCCAGTACGGGTAGCTGCAAACTGCTCGCTCATGTCCAGGGTGTTTAGCGTGTAGCCAGTCCTGGCGCCTGGCGACCGGGTCATCAATTCACCTTGTGATTCGCGCAGCGCTTGCCTCTCTAGGAAATCCAGGGTGCTGACATCCATGTTGAACATGGGCCGACCTGTTTTAAACGCAATCGACGCAATGCGCAGCGAGTCGCCGATGTTCTTGAAGTAGCCGCCGAACATCTGGGTTGCGTACAGCATCCGGTCAAAGTCCCGATGCAGTGCGCCGCCAACCCCTTGCGCGATGGTCAGACGCGCCATGTTGAACAGGCCGTTGGTCAGGTTGACCGACGCAGTGGTGCCTGCACTAAGCAGGTTGCTGCTGCGCAGGATTTGCAGTGCGTTAAGGGGGTTTTCTGGTTTGTCTGGAGCAGCAGGCGGAATGGAATCCCATTGGCGCCACACGCGCTGCCGCATAGCTGGAGACTCGCCCAGGACTTGCAAGGTCTGCGCAATTTCGTCCGCGACTGCCTCGGCCTCTGGGGTTAGGCGACCGGTTTGCAGCGCTTCAGTCAAGTCAGGGAATTTAGCCGTCAGCTCATCCGTAACAGGGTTAGTGCCTGGCCGAATCTCAAGCTGTTCTCTGATGGCTGCGTCGACAATGTTTGGCGGTCTGTCCCCTGGTACTGCCGTGGCTGGCACGTCAACAGCGCCTGTGCCGTCGATGCGGATGGGCGGGATTTCGTAATTCCGCTTCATTTGCATCTCAAGGCCCATTTGGCCCCAGGGCCTAGTCACGTTTGCCACTGCTATGTGCATCCGTCGGGCGGAATCCGCTGAC